ACGCACTCTGCGATATGCTCAAGATCAATGTCATTTGGTTTATAATTTGGATAATCTTCAATAGTTAATTTCCACCAACTTGATTTCATGCTACATCCTTATAGTAAAGTTGATTTAATAATATTTCACCTTTTGGATTGTTAAGATTATATTCATTAAAAACTTTATGAACTTGTTTAATAGAAAATCTTTTAATAAATTTTAATCTTTTAGATGAAATAGCTTTACAAAAATTATTAGTAACTATTGATAATGTTGCTGTTACACCTTTATAAAAACATGAATTTGAATAGCTATAATTCAATTCATATTCACAAGGAATATTTTCAAAAGTTAAATAGTAAGTAAAGCTTTTATTATCTGGTGAGTTGTGTATCTTTTTTGATTTAATTTTAATCATGCAACCTCCTTGATTGGTTCAACAACATAAACGCCAGATTTATAGTCGATACATTTATGCTGTAAGCCTATTGCATTTAATATTCTTTCAACTGAATTAATGCCTACAGCTCCATCTATTTGAGGTATAGTATGTTTTGAAGTAGGAACTTTTGAAGATTGTTTGTAAAAATCTTGGTATCTTTCTAAGCCCAAGCTTTTACCCTCTTTCTCTCTTTTAATAATTTCCTCTGATGGTTTCCAATTAGGATCATGAAAAGTTAATCCTGCAAATTCATCATTTAATTTTAATAATTGATCTTTGAATTCATTTTCAATCCAATTACCTAATGATGTTCCTTGCATATCATAACCGCCACCATTGCAACGACCTTTTTTAACTCCATCAACTAAAAGAGTACAAATATTATATCCATAAGTGTCTCTAGCTTTTGAAGTTGTCCATTTATATTTTAGATTATATTGATTCATGTTTTCTCCTGTTGTTACGTTGTTAATTTGAATCATAACTAGATAATACTAAATGATAACAGACTGTCAACAGTAATTAATAATAGATGTAACTAAATAAAATTAAATAATAACAAGATAAAAACTGTTGTATTTTTGCAACAGTATATAACTTAGAATAATTCTAAATAAGATATGGCTAATATAACTAAATACAGTAAAGAATTGATCGACAATATAATGAAAGATCTAGCGCAAGGCATAAGCATTAAGACTAGCTTAAAAAATCATAATTTAAGTTGGGAATGCTTTAGAAAGTGGCTTAACGATGAGAAGAAATATCCATCACTAAGAGCCAAATATAGCCAAGCCAAACAAGATGGAATTGAGTATTGTTTATCAGATGCACAAAATTTAATAAATGAAGCTATCCAGGACTCCAAACATAAGGACAAAGTGGATCTTGGTTCTACTCATTTAGTTAAAGAATTTATATCATTGGCTAAGTGGAGAGCAGAGAAATTAAACGCCAAAGTATATGGAAAGAAAGATAATTTAACTCTTTCTGGTGACAAAAGTAGTCCTTTAATTGTTAAGTGGAATAATTAAAAGACAGCATTTACAGGGTTATTGGTTTAATTTATTCAAATTGTGCGCATAGTTGCCCAAACAAGCTATATAATAGTAGTTGATGGCAAATTTTACAGTTTTTTCAATAGTTATTGGTTGATTTGCATAGTTCGTACATAGTTTATTAATAAAAAAGCCTGTAAATTATGGATTAATTAACCATGTCAATTGAATAATAATCAATAGACTTTGTTTTTTGGTTATTTACTGAGGTTTTAGGGGGTTTTATTTAGACCCTACACACCAAATTTTTTTTGTGTGGCTTGTAAAAATTAAGGGGAAGTACACACAACTAGATTAGAAAGTTTTATGATAGATTTTAGAGACAATAAAAAAGGTTATTCAGCAATAATTTATGTTCTTGAGAGCAACAATTCAGTTTTAGTACACTTTGATGGCTTTACTGACATCTTAGAAGCTAAAATGTTCTCAAATCATCTTATGAATGATCTTGGCATCGAACAATTAAACATTCCTGTAGGAGAAACTATACATTAGGGGGGTTTTGTTTAAGAATGCCAGAGATTGTCATTCCATATAAGCCAAGAAAATTACAAAAATTTTTGCATGAAAAAATAGATAAGAGCCGATTTAGTGTTTGCGTTCTTCATCGTAGAGCAGGAAAGACTGTTTGCATGATTAACCACATGATTAGAGCAGCTCTTACTAATCCTTTGCCAAGCCCCAGATATGCTTTCATATCTCCAACATTCAAACAGGGTAAAGCGACAGCTTGGGATTATATAAAACAGTTTGCAGGAAAAATACCTGGCACAAGGTTTAACGAAAGCGAACTTAGATGCGATCTACCGAATGGTTCAAGGATTACAATTCTTGGAGCTGAGAACGATCAATCTTTAAGAGGAATTTTCCTAGATGGATGTGTGTTTGACGAAACTCAAAGCATAAAGCCAACTATATTTCCAGAGGTCATCAGACCTGCTTTGGCAGACCGAAAGGGTTGGTGCGTATTCATAGGCACACCAAAGGGAAGAAATTATTTTTACGATCTCTACCAAGAGGCAAAAGACAAAAAAGATTGGTACGCTTGTTTGTTTAAAGCAAGTGAAACTGGCATCTTAGATCAAGAAGAATTAGATGCAGCAAAGTCTATCATGTCTGAGGACTTGTATGAGCAAGAGTTTGAATGTTCTTTTCAAGCAGCCATAACAGGTTCTTATTATGGTGCTTTGATCGAAAAATTAGAGGCACAGAATAGAATTTCAGAAGATCTTTACGATGATAGCCTAGATATTGAAACATGGTGGGATCTAGGTCTTAACGACTCTACAAGTATCTGGTTTGCTCAAAGATACAAAGGCGAAATAAGATTAATAGATTACTATGAAAATGCAGGGATGGGTTTAGATCACTATGCTCAAATCCTGGATCAAAGAGGTTATGAGTATTCAAAACATATTTTTCCTCATGATGTCAAAGTTAGAGAGCTTGGCAACTATGGTAAATCAAGATTAGAAAGCCTTTTAGAACTAGGTATCGTTGGTGAGGTAGCTCCAAAATTATCAATAGAAGATGGTATTGAGGCTGTAAGAAAAGCTTTGCCGAATTGTTGGTTTGATAAAAACAAATGCCAACAAGGCATTGAACATCTTAAAGCTTACCAAAAAAAATGGGATGACAAAAACCAATGTTTTAGAAATAAGCCCATGCACAATTTCGCCAGTCATACAGCCGATGCTTTTAGGACTGGGATAATAGGAGATGGTGCAGAGGTGAGTGATTGGAAAGAGGATATTCCAGTTAATACAAATTATATAGTTTAAAATGGCAAAAGTTACAGATTTAGAATTAAGACAAATAATTAGTACAGAAATAGACAACTCAATAGGTTACATGGGAAGCAATCTTACATCCCAACGTAAGAAGTCTATGGAATACTATATGGGTGAAAAGCTTGGTACTGAGATAGAGGGAAGATCTCAGGTGGTTTCAACAGATGTTTCAGACACAATTGAAACTATCTTGCCAAACCTACTTAGAATTTTCACAGCATCCGATCAAGTTTGTAGATGTGAGCCAACAAAATCCGAAGATGTTCCTTTGGCTGACCAAGCTACTAATTATATAAATTATATCTTCAACAAAGATAATAATGGTTTTTCAATATTATATACTTGGTTCAAAGATGCTCTTTTAGAAAAAAACGGAATTGTCAAAATCTATTGGGATGACAGCGCATCCATACAACAAGATACTTACGAAAATCTTAACGACCAGGAATACCAAACATTAATCAACGATGATAATGTTGAGATTGTTTCAGAAGAAGAATTCATTGATGAAAAAGGCAAAGAGCTTTTAGATGAAGCTAAAAAAGTTGCTGAGGCGCAAGGTCAAGATTTAAGTGAAGTTCCTATACCAAAATTACATAACGTAGTTGTCAAAACTACAAAAACAAATGGCAAAGTAAAAATAGAAAATGTTCCACCAGAAGAATTTCTAATTCAAAGAACTGCAAAGACAATTGAAGATTCAACATTTGTTGCTCACAGAGTTTTAAAAACAAGATCTGATTTAGTTGAGATGGGATTTGATAAAGAGATCATTGATGATCTTCCAACATCAAATAACATAATCTTAAACAACGAAAGATTAACTAGATACTCAGACATAGATCAGTCGCCATTAAACAATGCGCCAGACGAAGCTACTCAAGAAATAGAAATTTACGAATGCTATGTAAGAGTAGATATGGATGGTGATGGTGTTGCAGAGCTTAGAAAAGTAATTGTTGCAGGATCAGGTGGTTATACAATCTTAGAGAATATGGCTTGTGATCATATTCCTTTTTGTTCACTAACACCTATTCCAATGCCACACAGATTTTATGGTAGATCTGTTTCAGAATTAGTTGAGGATGTTCAGTTAGTTAAATCTACAGTCATGAGACAACTGTTAGATAATATGTATCTAACGAACAATAATAGAGTTGCAATCATGGATGGTATGGTCAACTTGGATGACCTACTAACATCAAGACCAGGCGGTGTTGTAAGAACTAAGCAGCCACCAAACCAGGTTATGATGTCAATGCAATCTCAAACAATATCTCAACAAGCTTTTCCATTATTAGAATACTTAGACACAGTTAGAGAAACAAGAACTGGTGTAACAAGATATTCTCAAGGATTAGATGCAGATAGCTTAAATAAAACTGCAACTGGTATAAATACTCTTATGACTCAAACTCAAATGAGAATGGAGTTGATTGCAAGAGTATTCGCTGAAACAGGAATCAAAGATTTATTTAGAAGAATATTTGAATTAACTTGTAAGTATCAAGACAAGGAAAGAGTGGTTCAATTAAACAATCAGTTTGTACCAGTTAGACCTACTGAATGGAAAAACAAATATAATATTACTATTACAGTTGGTTTAGGCTCAGGTTCAAAAGAGCAGCAGATTGTTTTATTAAATAATATTTTAGAAAGACAACTTCAAGCTTTCGGACTGCAAGGCAACAGAGAGTTTCCAATGGTTACTCTTAAAAATATCTATAACAGTTTATCTAAGATTATAGAAAATGCAGGTCTTAAAAATGTTGAGAACTATTTTGTAGATCCAGAGATGGGCAAACAAATGGTTACTCCTCCACCGCAACCGCCTTTAACTCCAATTGAAAAAATTGAATTTACTAGAATTCAATCTGAGGAGAAAAGAAAAATTGCAGAGCTTGAGCTTGAAAACAAAAAGATTAGAGCAGAAACAGCAGAAGCTATTCTTGGTTTTGAAACTAAAATCAAAGAGATGGAGCTTAAATATAATACACAGTTAGATACTGCTAAAATTAAAGCTGACGCTGATTTAGAAAAAATTATTACATCAAACAGAAACAAAACTTTTCTTGCCGCACAACAATCGGCAGATCAGTTAGGACAACAGATAGATAGTTTAAATGACCCAAGACCAGGAGGGGAAACTCCAACAGGAAGTGACCCAATCGAACAAGGCTAAAGCCTTATTAGAAAACGAATTATTTAAAAACAGTTTTGATAAATTAAGAAAACTTTATCAAGATAGTTTATTTAATACTGGTGTTAATGAACAAGACACTAGAGAAAAGCTTTGGTTGGCTTTTAATGTAGTCAACAAAGTTGAACAGCACTTTATAGAATTAATTGAGACTGGAAAACTTGCCTCTAAGCAATTAGAGGATTTTAGAACTAGCATCAAGAATAAAAAATTCTAATCACAAAGATTAGGATAAGCTAACCTCATTCAGAGGAGCTTAACTTAATAGGAGTATATATGTCGGACAATCAAGCTAATCCTTTAAAGGAAGCTGAAACTGATGTGCAAAGAGCAACTAAAACAATTGCTGGTTTGCTTAACCCACAAGAACTAGAAAAAAAAGAAGAAGTTAAAACAGAAGAAACAGAGAATTCTCCTGATCTTACACAAGAGGAATCTTCTAACGAAGATCAACCTCAAGAACAGGAAACAATGGAAGAAGAATCGCAAGAGGAAACTTCCGAAGAAGTATCTCAAGATGAAGAACAGATTGAGACTCAAGAGAAACAGGATTCCCCATTACACAAAGTCAAAGTGAATGGACAAGAATTAGAAGTTACCCTTGATGAGTTGAGAAATGGTTACTCAAGAGATGCGGATTACAGACGAAAGACTGAGGAGCTTTCATTAGAAAGAAAGCAAGTTCAATCTGAGTCTGAGAAGCAAAGACAAGACTATTCAAATAAGCTAAATGAATTAGGTCAAATTATGTCTGTTGCCGCAGAGCAATTTAATTCTGAAATAAGCGAAGCTGATTTAGATAAATTGTATGACGAAGATCCTACTGAGGCTGCTAAGATTGAAAGACGTATGAGAAAAAAACAAGATCAATTTAACTCTGCGTTTGAAAAGGTCAAAGAGGAACAACAAAATCAACATAATGCTTACGTTGCTCAAGAATATCAAAAACTGGCACAAAAAATTCCAGAATTTAATGATAGAGCTAAAGCAAGAAAGCTAACGTCTGAGATAAGTGATTATCTGTCTGATTATGGTTTTACTATAAAAGAAATGGCAAATATTCATGATCATAGACAAATCATGTTGATAACGGATGCAATTAAATATCGTAATATGCAAAAAGTTAAACCAACTTTAGCAAAAAAGATTTCTAAACCAGGCAAAGTTTTTACCTCTGGAATTAAAAAAGACAAATCTGACATTAATAGCATGAAAGCCAAAGAAAAGTTGAGTCGTCTAAAGAAAACTGGAAGTGCTAAAGACGCTGCTAGTATTTTCTTAGACATGATTAACAATAAATAAACTCAAACATAAGGAGCTAAAATATGGCACAGGTAACTGGAACATATAGCGTCTATGACGCAAAAGGTCTTAGAGAAGATTTAACTGATATAATTTACTCTATAGCACCTACTGAAACTCCATTCATGTCTGGTATCGGCAAAGAAAGTGCAACTGCTGTACTTCATGAGTGGCAAACTGATAGCTTGGCATCTGCTGTAGCTAACAATGCACAGATAGAGGGTGATGAAATTTCTTTCTCAGCACCATCATCTACAACTAGAGTTAATAACAGAACTCAGATTTCAAGAAAATCTGTAATCGTTTCTGGTACATTAGACTCAGTATCAAAAGCTGGTAGAAATAACGAACTTGCTTACCAAATCTCAAAAGCATCAAAAGAGCTTAAAAGAGATATGGAGAGTTCATTAACTGCTAACAACTCACCTGTTGTTGGTGACGACTCTACAGCTAGAGAACTTGCTGGTTTAGCAGGTTGGATTCAAACTAACAATGACGCTGGTTCAGGCGGAGCAAATGGTCAAGTATCAAGTGTTGACGTACCTGGAACAGCAAGAACTGATGGAACTCAAAGAGCTTTCACAGAGTCTCAACTTAAATCTGTTATCAAGAAATGTTGGGATGAGGGTGGAGATCCATCTATGATCATGCTTGGTTCATTCAACAAACAAGTTCTTTCTGGTTTCACAGGTGGATCTACAAGATTTGATCCTGCTGAAAACAAAAGATTAGTTGCTGCTGTTGATGTATATGAGTCTGACTTTGGTGCGCTTACTGTTGTACCAAACAGATTCTCAAGAGCTAGAGATGTATTTGTTCTTCAACCAGATATGTTTGCAACTGCATTCCTAAGAGACTTTCAACTTATGGATCTTGCAAAAACTGGTGATGCTACAAAACAAGCATTATTAGCTGAGTACACACTTGTTTCTAAAAACGAAAAAGCAAGTGGCGCAGTATTTGATGTAACAACATCATAATAAATAGATAAGGTGGGGGGAGCAATCCCCCTATCTAAATTAATTTTTGTTTGGTCTTTGAAGTCATTCAATGGCGGAACGAAGCAAATAAAGGATAAAACATGAGAACACTTAACGACTACTTTTTAACATCTGAAATTCCAGATGTTTCAACTGCATCATCAACATTTGTAAATGTACCTGATGGTGGAAGAATAATTAAAATTTTTGCACATAACCAATCTACTACTACTGGTACTGCTGCTATTACTTTTGAAATAGATGGCGTTGCTTGTACAAGTGCTGCGATTAGTCATGTAGCATCTGGTTCGGCTGGAAAAAAATATGCAGTAGAGCCAACTTCATTAAATAGCGTTAATGAGGGATCAGTTATCGAAGCTATTACAAATGGTGGATCGACTAATACCTCTATAATGAAAATTACTTACGTTATTAGAAGATAATAGAATTTGGGGGATCTTGCCTAGCGGTACTTCCCCCAGATATTACATCAAATTTTTAAAGGATAAAAAATGTATCACAATAAAAATAAAAAAATGAAGAAGAATAAAAAAGCAAAAAAATCAAAAAAAATGAAAAGTAAAAAAGGAAAATACTAATGGCTTATAATTACGGATTATTTCCAATCAAAACACAGAAAGTAACGTCTAGCGGATCAAGTGCTGCTACGACTGATGCTATCTTAGCACACACACAGTTTGTAAGACTGGTTGCTACTGCTAATGGCAATGTAGCTTTTGGTGGCTCACCAACTGCAACGACAAGCACAATGTATATCCCAGCTAATGACATTGAAATTATAAAAGTAAGACCTGGCGAAAAGGTTGCGTTCATTGGATCTGGTGATTTGTATGTAACTGAGTTAAGTGGCTAAACGTAAATTTGTTCATTTCGTACCAAGACCTAAACCAAAAAAATTAGGCAAACATAAAAAGCGATTGAACAAGCATGAAAAAAGAATGTCTAAAAAACAGCGTTACAAAGGTCAAGGTAGAGTGTGAGTAAGTTTGTAGAAAAAGATGGATTGATAAGCGATACTTTTATTGAAACAGATAAAGGTGTTGTTCATGAAAGAAAAGTTGATCACAAAACAATCTTAGATCACAACAAAAAATTATATACACAAAACGATGGCTATAGCCCTGATAGATCTTTAAAAAGAATAGCATCTATACCAGCTATAGTTTTAGAAGTTTGGGCTAAAGAATATAATGGCGATCAAAACAATGGTAATTGGTTTGCATTGCCTAAAGATGTTCAAACAAAAATTTTAAGAGAAAAATTAAACAGTTCGGATTACAGATATTTTAGAACTGCACCAGGTAAAATGTAATGGCATTAAGTAACTATACAGAATTAAAAGCATCGATAGCAAATTGGTTAAACAGATCAGATCTTGCAACTGAGATACAAGATGATTTTATTAAATTAACTGAGGCAGATCTTAATTCAAAATTAAGAATTAGAAGCATGATTTCTCAATCAACTTTTAATGTGACTGGTGAGACAGCCGACTTACCAACAGGATTTTTACAAGTAAGAGATTTATATATTTTAAGTGGTGGTACTAAGTTTCCATTAAGATACATGACCCCAACTCAAATGGATCAAGTAAAGGGAACATCGCAAACTGGACTACCACAGGCATATACAATTCTAGGTGATACGTTTAGATTTATGCCTAAACCAGATTCAACGTATTCAGTTGTTTTAAATTTTTATAAAAGATTTGATCCATTATCGACAACTAATACATCAAATTTTATTTTAACAAATCATCCTGCAATATATTTGTATGGATCGTTATTTCATGCTGCTAATTTTATTGGTGGTTACAATCCTCAACAAGTTCAGACTTGGCAACAAATGTTTGCTACTGCTTTAGAAAGACTAGAGCAAAACGACAGAGAAGATCAATTTAGTGGTTCACCATTACAAACAAGATCAGAGGACACAGTATCATCACCTTTCAAAAGCACATCAATTAACATTACTAATTCGGCTTAATTATGCAATTACCTTTTGGAGAATGGCTTCCAGATCAACCTGATTATTTAAATCCAGGTGCAACTGTAGCCACAAACGTCTATCATGCTCAAACTTCTTATAAACCTTTTAAGGGTTTAGTAGCTTATAGTTCAAACAATATTTCGAAAAATGCTAAAGGTGCAGGAAGTTTTAGAGATAACACAAATACAGTATTTACTTTTGTTGCAACTAAAACAGATTTGTTTCAGTTAGCTAATGGTACTTTTACATCAAGAAAAAGTGGACTAACTGGTGCAGATACAGATTACATTACATTTACTCAGTTTGGTAATCATATCATAGCAAGTAATGGAGTGGATGCCCCTCAATATTATTTGATGGGTACATCAACAAACTTTGCAGCTTTATCAAGCATTGCAACAAATGGAACACCACCAGTATTTAAAGTAAGTGGTGTCATAAGAGATTTTTTAGTTACAGGAAATATTGTTGGTAACAAAAACAGAGTAGCATGGTCTGGACTAAATGATATTTCAACTTGGGAGGCTGGTGTAAAATCAAGCGATACTCAAGACTTGCCAGGCTCAGGGGGTGAAGTAGTTCACATAACATCTGGTGAGGTTGGTTACATTTTTAGAAAAAATCAAATTGTTCGTATGGACTTTGTGGGTGGTAACGTAGTATTTAGATTTTCAGTTATTTCACCAAACAGAGGTGCTGTTTATGGACAAACAGTTTGCCAAGACAACAGACAAATATTTTTCTATGCAGACGATGGTTTCTATCAAATCAATGGCGACCAAGTTTTGCCGATAGGTGCAGAAAAAGTAAATAGATTTTTTGATCAAGACCTTAACAAATCTTTTTCAGATAGAATTTCTGCATCTGTAGATCCATTTAACACCTTAGCTATATGGTTATATCCATCTGTTAATAATCCGAACACCACAGGGATTTGCGATAGATTGTTAATTTATAATTATGTAACTCAAAAATGGACAATTGCAGAAGTCAAAGCATCACAAATATTTCCACAGTTTATCGTTATCGATACTGTTGAAAAAATGGATTTAATATCTGAGAATATTGATAACATTAACTTTGCTTTAGATACTCCTTTCTGGTCATCTGGATTTTTAAATCTTGGTGCTATTGATGAAAATTTTAAAGCAGCAATATTTTCTGGTCAAAATTTAGAAGCTGAACTTGAGACAAAAGAAAGTGAATTATTTAAAGGATCAAGAGCTAACATTACATCTATCAGACCTTTGGTTGACTCTACTGCTAACGTAGTTTTAAGAACAAGAGATAGATTAGCAGACAATGTAACTACAAGCACATCTGCAAGTATGAACTCAACAGGTATTAATCCAGTAAGGCAGTCTGGCAGATATTTAAAAGTAAATGTAAAAATTCCAGCAGGTTCTATTTGGAATCATGCTCAAGGAATAGATTTAGTTGCAACACCAGGAGGTAATAGGTGAGTGATAAAATTGATATTGATAATATAAGATATTCATTTGAAGCAAGAGAACTTTTTCAAAGACAAGTTGAGGAAGCTGTAAATACATTAATAAACAAAAACAATACTGAAAGCGACAAAGCTTTTAGTTGGTTTATGAACTAAGGAAGATATGACAACAAACATTAAAGATTATTCAACAACTCAAGCAAATAACACATCACTAAACTCAATAGCTGTTGGTGAGGGTATGCTCCCATCCAACCTTAACAATGCAATAAGAGCATTGATGAAAAATACTAGAGACTGGTTTAACGATGCACAATGGATTGAGTATGGTGATGGAGATGCAAGTTACACAGCAACTTATGTTTCGGCAACTTCATTTAAAATAGCTGGTGCAGATGTTACATCAAACTATCATGCAGGAAGAAGAATAAAAATTACAGCATCTACACCTGGAACAATATTTGGAACTATATCAAGCTCATCTTTTTCAACTGATACAACAGTCGTTGTTTCTTTTGATAGTGGAAACTTATCGAATGAAGCAATATCAAATGTTTATTTAGCTGCTTTAACAAAAACAAATACCTCTATTCCAGAGGGTGTTATTTCAACAGCTACTTTAGCTGATGGCTCAGTTACAACAGCCAAACTTGCAGCAGACGCAGTAAATGGAACTAAGATAGCTGATGATAGTATAAACTCAGAGCATTATGTTGATGGCAGCATTGATACAGCCCACATAGCAGATTCACAAATAACAACTGCGAAGATAGCGGCTGACGCTGTTGATGGTACAAAAATTGCAGACGATAGTATAAATAGTGAGCATTATGTAGATGGATCTATAGATACAGCTCATATTGCAGACTCACAAATTACAACAGCTAAAATTGCAGATACAAATGTTACAACTGCAAAGATCGCAGATAGCGCAATCACATCAGCAAAAATAAATGATGGTGCGATTGTAAATGCAGATATAAACGCTAGTGCTGCTATTGATGCAAGTAAAATTCATGATGGAACAATCTCTAATACAGAGTTCGGACATCTAAACGGAGTAACTTCAAATATTCAAACACAACTTGATGCAAGAGAAGCATCCAACGCTAGTTTAACAGCGATTGGTGCTTTAGCTACTACAGATGGTAACTTTATTGTTGGAAGTGGTTCAACATGGGTTGCAGAAACAGGATCAACTGCAAGAGTATCTTTAGGACTTGGAACTATTGCAACGCAATCAGCAAGTAGTGTAGCAATATCTGGCGGTACTATTACAGGTCTTGGCGCACCATCTAATAGTTCAGATGCAGCTACAAAAAATTATGTTGATAATTTAGTTACTGGTTTAAAAACAAGAATTATAACAAGAGCTGCAACAACAGCTAATATTGATTTAAGTGCTGATCTACAAAACGGAGATACTTTAGACGGCATAACACTTGCTACAGGAAATAAAGTTTTAGTTAAAGATCAAACTGACGCTACTCAAAATGGTATTTATGATGTTGTGGCATCTGGCACAGCTACAAGAAATACAGATTACGATACTGTTGCTGAACTTGCTGGACAATTAGTTATTGTTCAAGAGGGATCAAGCAATGCAGATAAAATATTTTTATGCACAACTGATAACTCTGGTTCTATTGGTTCAGTCAATATAGTTTTTACAATTGTCCAACCATCTAATGTTGGAGATGTAACTTTAACTGGTGTTCAAACTTTAACAAATAAAACTTTAACATCACCAGTCATTTCTGAAATCGTATCAGTATCTAATGGCAACATATCTGTTTTACCTAATGGAACTGGTAAAGTATTATTAGATGGTAACGGAAGCTCAGGCGGTGTTACTATTTCAGATGGTAACATAGACATTAGAACTGGAACTGGTGCAGTTTCAAAAGTAAAATTTTATTGTGAGTCGTCTAATGCTCATGCACAGACTTTACAAGCACAACCACATTCAGCAGGTAGTTCAGCAGTTTTAACTTTACCTGTAGCAACAGGAACTTTAATTGGCTCTGGCGATACTGGAACATTACCTTTAGCTGCCATAGATGTTGATGGAGGTACAGATATAGGCGCAGATTTGACTACATCTGATTTAATTATAGTTGATGATGGTGCAGGTGGCACAAATAGAAAAGCAGCGTTATCAAGATTAGTAACATTTATAGATGCTAATTCTAGTGCAGCATCAAAAGGCTTTGCGACTGCAATGTCAATCGCATTATAAAAGGAGGATAATAAATGGCACAAGATTTTGAAAGAGTTCATGCAAGTTCAATATCAAACTCATCTGGATCGCCAACATCAATATTAACGTCAAACAGCGATGATGCTTTAGTATCAATTCGTTGTGTTAATAAAGGAACGTCTGCTGTTACAGTTAGTGTTTTAATTAATAGTTCAAGCACAGATCACTTTGTAATCAAGGATGCTCCAATACCAGTTGGAAGTTCATTAGAGTTAATTGATAGTGGATCTAAAATTGTAATGCAAAATACAGATGTCTTAAAGGCTTACGCAGATACTGCATCAGCAGTAGATGT